ACACTGGAGAATAGTACAGTTATCAAATGGATTCTTTCAAACCGAGTACCAACAACCTGAAAAGGAAGATACTTGGATCGACGTAACCCGAAGAGAAAATATTAAACAAGCAGAAGAAGCTATTGATTCGTCAGTAGATCATTATGCTAAAAAAATAGAATTCTTAAAAGGGCCTAAAGTCGTTAAAACCTTTAAATAAATAAATCAAATCTAATCAAATTTAATTATGTCAGACAAACTTGTCAAGAATCTTAACTTCGGTAGCGATGCCAAAGATAAGATATTTAAAGGGATAGATAAACTCACAAAAGCTGTTAGCTCTACATTAGGAGCTAGCGGCAAATGTGTTATCCTAGAAGATGAATCCGGTAAACCAATTATAACAAAAGATGGTGTTACCGTTGCTAATTCAATAGTGCTTTTAGACGCTGTTGAAAACATGGGAGCAACATTACTTAAAGAAGCTGCTAGAAAGACTGTAGAAGAAGCCGGAGACGGTACTACCACAGCTACAGTATTGGCTAGATCAATACTAATGGAAGCAAGCTCTAAAGATATTAATTCAAGAGAATTAAAAACAGGTATAAACTCAGCTGTTAAAAAAGTTGTAAAGTTTTTAGAAAAACACAGTATAGATGTTACAGGCGACATGATTAATCAAGTTGCTACTATATCCTCCAACAATGATAAAGAGTTAGGAGATCTTATAGGTGGTGCATTTAAAAGTGTAGATAAAACTGGAGTTGTTATGATGGAAGAATCAAATGATATTACTTCTTCCGTGGAAATAGTAGATGGTATGCAGTACCATAAGCCAGTAAAAAGCTTACATTTTATTACAGATCAAGAAAAGAAAACATCAGAGTTAGATAATCCTTTAGTTTTAATCGTTGAATCACAAATTGATAGTGTGAGAAAAATACAAGGTGTATTAGAACATGCTATAAAAAATAACGAGTCTTTACTTATTATTGCCGATGTTGATCCGCAAGTTTTAGCTGCTTTAGCGATGAACAAGATAAAAGGTAATATAAAAGTATGTATTGTAGATGGACCAACGTATGGTTTCACTAAAAAAGAAAAATTAAATGATCTTGCTATGATGACTGGAGCTACAGTTATTAACGAAGATTTAGGAGATGATATGGATTTGATTGAAGTTCAACATTTAGGTAGAGCCAAAAAATCAATAAGTGGACAACAGGATACTATAATTCAAATAGATGAAACTCCTGAAGAAGCTAAAGAGCTAATAAAACAAGTTAAAAAAAGATTAACTACAGAAAAAGTCCCAGGATTTATAGTAGCATTGGAAAGAAGATTAGGCCTACTATCAGCTAAAGTTGCTATAGTAAAAGTTGGTGCTAATTCTGAAATTGAATTAAAAGAAAAAAGTGATAGAGTCGAAGACGCTATCTGTGCTACAAGAGCCGCTATTAAAGAAGGTATTGTATCTGGCGGAGGAATTGCTCTGCTAAATGCATCTTCATCTATTAAAGCTGAATCTGAAGCTGAACAAGTGCTTCTAGAAGCAATTAAAGCACCTTTTAAGGTTATTTTAGATAATGCTGGTATAATAGACTATACTATACCTAAAGTGAAAGGAGAAGGCTTAGACGTGGTTACGGGAAATATGGTAAATATGATTAACGGTGGAATTATTGATCCACTATTAGTTACAAAAAGCGCTCTTTTAAACGCGGCTTCAGTGGCAACTACCATTTTATCAACTGATTGTATAATTAATAATATAAGGGTACATGAGAGCGATAGGAAATAATTTAATTATAAAAAAAATAGAAGAGTCGAATCAGTCCACTAAAGGTGGATTGCTTCTGACGGAAAAGCAAAGAGAAGATGTTAGATTTCAGCAAGCCGAAGTTTTTAAAGTAGGTGATGGAGTCAAAGCAGTTAAAGATGGAGATATAATATATTTCGATAAATCATCTTCTCATAGAATAGAAATAAATAAAGAACCTTATCACGTTATTCGACAAGAAAACGTGGTCGTTGTTTTATGAAAAAGCTAGACGCAAGAGACCTAAAAGATCTAAACTTGCTAAAACATTACCGTATAATACGTAAATGGGCTTGTAAGAACAACGATCTTAACGATGCGGATTTAGAGTTATTAATTTATTTCGATTGTATGGATCTTTTTACTAAGCATGATTTTCAAATAGGTACATATTCTTATAGTTGGGATAACAGGCGCTGGAACAGATTACTTAAAAACGACTGGATAGTCGTGTGGCGAAATAGAAATAGAACCACTCAAAAGTATAATATCTACAAAGTTTCATTTAAGTGCAAACAACTTATAAGTAGAATGTATCGAATCATGTTAGGTGAAGATGATATTCCTACAAGTGAAAGAAGAAATAAATTAATAAAAGGTGATAGCTACACAGATAAAGTTCTGACACAAGCTATTTACAACGTAAATAAAGACAAAGAAAGATGAACAAAAGTCCATTAAATTTTCTAAGTGGTTTAGCAGCTGGACTTGTATCTAGTCAATCTAACAAGAAAAACGCAGGTAAAATAAGAAAAAGAGTTTCTAAACTAGAAAATCAAGTTACCGCTATGGTTAGAAGTCAAAACCAAGGACCTACTCCTGTAGAACAGCCTATTGATATTCAACCAGAAGCACAATTAGGAGCTGTACCAAATCAAATTGGTATGAATCAAGAAGAATCTCCTGAATTACTTGCAAACGCACCTACTATAGCTTCTCCATTTGCACCAGAAACTGAACAAGCAATTGGCGGTATGGCTGGAAGTTCTATACCTGGTTCGTTTGATAGAGACATGGGTAATGATGAATTAGTTTAAAAATATAAAATAATAATTATGATTGAAGATAAAGCACACACGCACGCGTCTAAAGGCGACAAAATTGGTATAGTAGGTGAGTCTCATATATGGGACGGACCATTAGACCAAAAAGGGAGACTACACGGTGTAGGATCAAGTAATGGTTCTAAAGGTATGAAATTAAAATTGGCCGACGTACCATATACAGCAGGACCAATAAGTCAAATAGCAAAAGGTTAAAATAAAAAATTATGATAATAAATCCAAGCACACTAACGAATGGTGTATTAGTAATACCAGATGACGATGTTAATATTCCAGGTCCTGCACTTAAGTTTTCAGGAAACGCGAATAGTAATGTTGCAAACAAACTAATAGATACTACAAGACCTATACAAGTGAATCCATCTGTTGATGGTTTCGTTCAAACACTACAATCAGGGTCAAACCAAAACCAAGTAGCTTTTGGTGGCCAAGGTGTTCAAGTAGGTGATATAGTTTATAACACAACTGACAACACTATCGCGCTGGTTGGAGCTATTGATAGCGCTACAACTTTAAGCTTAGTTAATTCTAACGGTTTAGGTGTTGCTATAGATTTATTTCCACTTGGAACTGAAGCATACGCTATATACTCACCTAATGGCTCTCCTTTTAACAATGGGTTTAGCTATGGATTTAGAGCTTTAGCAGGTGCTTTACTAGATGTAGTAACTCCAAATCCTACAGCGGGATATACTGGAGTCGGTCAAATAGCTGTTGTGCCTGATGGTGGAACTATATTAGATTTAGATCCTCTAGGAACAACATTTACGCTTACTCAAGACACAGGTGCTATAGCAACATGTACTGTAGTTGCTACTGGTAAATTCTCTGCTAATTCTTTAGTTGGTAGAACGGTATCATTTAGTCAAACCCGTTTATTAGATGGGAATTTCGCAAATGGAACTGGAGCTGTAACATTTACGTTTGCTGCTGCTGATGAAGATTTCACAGATCAAATACTTCCAGCTGGACAACCTAAAGCTTTTCAAATATATAATGGACATACAGCTGTAGCAGCGTTTAATGTTCTTACGGCAGGTGGGGATACGGTTTTAATACCTCAAGTACCAGCTGGTAGCGTCTTACCTTTAGCAGTCGTTAGAGTTTGGGCAGCAGGAACAACAGGCGCAGCATTAGGATCAACAATAGCATTTACATAATACTAATTTAAAATATAAAAATGGGACATCCAATATTTAAACACATGTCATCAAGCCAACGCTATGACAACAAGCAAGCTTACAACAAGGATCTTTCTGATTCAGCAAGGTTACATTATTTAGAAAACGAAGAACACGATAAAGGTATGTCTAGAAAATCATCACCAGCCAATATAAAAGGAAGCCAATCAGATCACCAATACAGTAATAAAGAGTTTGCTGAACACGAGGCTAGGGTTGGTACTGATGATCACTCACCGGCTAAAATGGTTTCACCGCTTAATGATAAATTACCTAAAGATCACCCACATAACGCAAAAGGAGAGCATAAACGCGGTGTGTTAAGAAAATCATCACCAGCTAACAATGTTAGTTATGGAACTGGTTACATAGGAAAACCATCTGCTGCGTATATGAATGTTGACCCAGCAGAGGCTGTAATGTCAGGGGATGAAGACACGAGACAAGGTGTTAAAAGAGGGTCAAGCTATAAGAAAAAATAAATGGCGTTTAAACTTAAACCACCGTTTGAAAGTAATTCCCCGATATACGAGAGAACTAGAAGAAGGTGTTTTAGGTAAAGGTAATAAAAACGGTACTATATTAGTAGCTGAAAACCTAAGTGATGAAGCTGAGAAAAGTGTTATAGACCACGAAGAGGTTCATATAGACCAGGTTAAACGCGGTGATTTAGACTATGACGATTGTGCTGTATACTGGAAAGGTAAGACTTATTTAAGGTCTAAAATGAAAGAAGGTAATCCTAATTTACCTTGGGAGAAAGAAGCATATAGTAAAACAGACAATTATAATAAATTTTAATTATGGAAAACAACGATTTAACAGGAGCGGCTTCATTAGCTAATTTAGATTTAAATGAAATGCCAAGCTTTAATTATAGAGGTAAAGACACTTTTAAAGAAAGTTTATCAACAGGACCTCGTTCAAATGTTGAAAATGCGTTTACAGAAATAAAACGTGATACATATGGTAACAAAAACGAATACCCATATTTAACATCTAGATTTTTAATAGATCCAAAAATAAAAGATCCTATTGTAAGAGATGAAAGATCCGGTAACATGTCTATGACAGACGAAGAAAGAGAACTTCAAGCGTCTAGAGCTAGAAGAGGTATATCTGGTCCTAAAGCTCTTTTAAAAGATTACGAATTATCAGCAGAATTATCTTCTAAAATAGGAGATAACTTACAAGAAGCACAAAACAACGGATTAGAATCAGAAATGAGTAAAGCTGTGTTTGATGCGCAAAAACAATCAAGAGAAAATCAATTGTTAACAAAAATTATTCGCAAGCCTAAAAAAGGTGAAAAATACGGTGATAAATTTACTGGTGATTACGTAGACAATGTGGCTTTTAAAAATGCTACAATGATAGATAGGTTTAATACCTCTAGACTAGATGCAGTAGCTGCGCAAGATCTTGTTGACAGCAACAGAGACGTTAAATCCAACATGACTAGATTTATGGCAAATAGAAAACCTTTTACAATGAAAAGAACTTTTGACACAAGATCTGGTAATTAAAAACTCTATAATTTATGTAATAATATAATAGAACAATTAAACTAAATCTATTATGAAAAAATTATTTATTACACTATTTATTTTTATTACACTAACGGCTAAGTCTCAAAAACAATTTGAAGGAGTTTGGGAAAGCAATAGTTCAACGTATAAAACTACTGTAATTTCTAGCAAATTTGCTATTTTAAAAGTGTTTAACTTTAGCTTCAAAGAAAGTTATTACATAGAAGAAGATATAATAAATCAAACGGACACAGAGTTTACAACAAGACTATATAATCCAAGAAATGGTTATGAAGTTGTTATAAAATACAAATTTATGAAAGATATTTTAACGTGTGAATTTAGTGGTGATTATCATGGTTTAGTTGAGCTAACTAAAATATTAAGTAATGAGTAAAAAAAAATTTAACGAGACTAAAGTAGGGGCATTTTTAAGTAAAGTTGCTCCTAGTATATTAGATATAGCAGGAGACATACTACCAGATGCCGGCGTTTTTAGTCTTGTTAAAGGTTTAATAAAAAAAGATACTAATCTTCCTGTGGAAGATAAAGAAAAAGCACTCATGTTGTTAGAACAAGATATGACAGAAATGCAAGAAGTAACTAAGCGCTGGGAAAGCGATATGAAAAGCGATTCATACCTTTCTAAGAATACTCGTCCGATGACATTGATATTTTTAACAGTCTCTTTAGTTATTTTTATTTTATTAGACGGGTTTGATATTAGCTTTTCTATAGATGGAGGATGGGTTGATTTATTAAAATCACTTCTAATAACGGTTTACGTAGCTTACTTTGGTTCACGTGGAGCGGAAAAATTCAAAAGTATAAGTAATAATAATAATAAGTAAAACAACAAATTAACAATTAAAATTTAATCAAATGAGTAAAGAACAAAAGATTACAAAAAAAGAACTAGAAACAGTTAAAGAACAACAAAAGAAAATTCAAACAGTTGTTTATGATCTAGGCGCTTTAGAAGCTAGGAAATTTGAAATTTCAGGAGCATTAAAAGACTTCACAGAAGCTTTAAACGCAACAAAAAAAGAATTAGAAGAAAAGTACGGACAAGTTAATATTAACTTAGAAGATGGATCTTATGAGGAAATAGTAGAAGAAGTATCCACTGACGAAGCTAAGTAGAAATGGACTCTATTATAAGAAAGATAAGTATAGGCTCGGACTATAAAAACGAAGCAATGCATTATGCTGTTGGGCAACCTGTTTATGGTGGGCACACAATTAATAGTATTACTTTAGACACATCTGATAATTCTTATAATATTTACATCAAAAAAGAAAACGAAGTTATGCCATGGAAGAAATTCAATTCTAACATGGCTATCTCCGTTGAATATGATTTAGAATATTAATGAACAGTATATATGACTTTATTATAACTCCTAAAAACAAGAGATATAATAATGAAAAAAAACTTGGAGATAAATCGATAGTATTAAATACTAGCATTGAAGACCATAAACTAGTGAGCAAACAAGCTATAATAGTTTCAGTTCCACTAGCGTTTAAAACTATACTAAAACCTGGAGATGAAATAATGGTTCATCACAATATCTTTAGAAGATGGTATGACGTAAGAGGTAACGAAAGAAACAGTGGTCAATACTTTAAAGAGGATTTATACTTCTGTAAACCAGATCAATTGTATTTATACAAAAAAGATAAAAAATGGTTTGCTATTAGCGATAGATGTTTTATAAAACCAATAAAAAACAATGACCATCTTAGCATGGATCTTGAGCGAAAGTATATTGGAATACTAAAGATTAGTAATAGTTCGTTAGAAGCATTAGGAATCAGTCCTGGAGACCTTGTAGGTTTTAAGAAAGGTAGAGAATGGGAATTTATTGTAGACGGTCAACGTCTTTATTGTATGAAATCAAATGATATTATTATAAAGTATGAATACGAAGGAAACGAAGTTGAATATAATCCAAGCTGGGCATATAGCAGTTGAGGAACTTATTAAAGTTGCTAAAGAAGCTATTATAGATACAGCGGATGATATATCAGCTGATAGATTAAAAAACGCAGCAGCTACTAAGAAATTAGCTATATTCGATGCTTTTGAAATTCTTAATAGAATTGAAGAAGAAAAAAATATGTTAGAGGAAAAACCAAAAGAAGTTAAAAAAGAAACTGTATTTCGTGGTTTTGCTGAAGGAAGATCTAAATAATGTACGAGCAAAGTCTATATAAAGTACTACCTAACTATGTTAAACCTAAGGTTATATCTAGAATGAATAGATATAGCAAGTGGGAATATGGATATAACGAAGATCATGATATGATTGTTATATCTAGAACAGGAAAAATTGGAGAGGTTTATGAAATACAAAACCTTAAAATAGCTTTACCTAAAGCTGAAAACGTACATACTTTTAAAGATAATAGGTGGAAACGCTTTGATTACCCAAAAGAGTTACAAAGAATTAAAACAGTATTTGACTGGAGAGAGTATCCAGAAGAATTCAAAGAAAAATATTACGATTACATTGATAATGAGTTTAAACATCGTGAAGAGGGTTTTTGGTATAATAACAATAAAATACCTACTTATCTTACTGGTAGTCATTATATGTATTTACAATGGTCTAAAATTGATGTAGGCCAACCTGATTTTAGAGAATCAAATAGATTATTCTTTATATTTTGGGAAGCTTGTAGAGCTGATAGTAGATGTTACGGTATGTCTTACCTAAAAAACAGACGTTCTGGATTCTCATTTATGGCATCTGGAGTTACGGTTGATATGGCTACAATATCAACTGATGCACGTTTTGGGGTTTTATCTAAATCTGGTGCAGATGCTAAGAAAATGTTTACAGATAAAATAGTACCAATATCAGTTAACTATCCTTTCTTTTTCAAGCCAATACAAGACGGTATGGATCGTCCTAAGACTGAACTAGCTTATCGTGTACCAGCTTCTAAATTTACAAGAAGATCTATAGTTTCTACAGATAAACCAGAAGATCTTGCTGGGCTAGATACTACTATAGATTGGAAGAACACTGGAGATAATGCTTATGATGGAGAAAAGCTAAAGCTTTTAGTTCATGATGAATCAGGTAAATGGGAAAGACCTAACAACATATTAAATAACTGGAGAGTTACAAAAACTACATTAAGACTAGGTAGTAGAGTAATTGGTAAATGCCTTATGGGTAGTACTTCAAATGCTCTAGACAAAGGTGGTAGAAACTTTAAAAAATTATACGATGACTCAAATGTCAAAAAAAGAAACGCAAATGGACAAACTCGTTCAGGACTCTATAGTTTGTTCATTCCTATGGAGTGGAATTACGAGGGATACATTGATTCTTATGGCCACCCTGTCTTCGAAACCCCACAGAAACCTGTGTTTGGACCTCATGGAACGCCAATCAAGATCGGAGTCGTTGAATACTGGGACAATGAGGTAGAAGGTCTTAAGGACGATCAAGATGGTTTAAATGAATTTTATAGACAGTTTCCACGTACAACAAAACACGCTTTCAGAGACGAGTCTAAAATGTCTTTATTTAATTTAACTAAAATATATCAACAAATAGATTACAATGAAGAAGCTTCCTCTGCTTCAGTTGTAACCCAAGGAAATTTCCAATGGGAAAATGGTATACAAGATACAAGAGTGGTTTTTTTACCTAATAAAAATGGAAGATTTTTTATAACATGGGTACCACCGATAAACTTACAAAACAGATTTATCGCTAAGAATGGTTTTAAATATCCAGGTAATGAGCATATGGGTGCTTTTGGTTGTGATAGTTATGATATATCAGGAACAGTAGATGGAAGAGGTTCTAACGGATCTTTACATGGCTTAACTAAGTTTAGCATGGAAGACGCTCCTGCAGATCACTTCTTTTTAGAATATATAGCTAGACCATCAACTGCTGAAATCTTTTTTGAAGACGTACTAATGGCTTGTATTTTTTACGGTATGCCAATACTAGCAGAGAACAATAAGCCTAGATTATTATATTACTTTAGAAGAAGAGGTTACAGAGGGTTTAGTATGAATAGACCAGACAAAGTCTACGCTAAGCTATCAGTAACAGAAAGAGAGATTGGTGGAATACCTAACTCTAGTCAAGATATAATACAAGCACATGCTGCCGCTATAGAAACATATATAGAAAATGCCGTAGGATTTGACGGAGAAAATTACGGAGATGTGTATTTTCAAAGAACATTAGAAGATTGGGCTCAGTTTGATATAAATAATAGAACCAAGTTTGACGCATCTATTAGTTCTGGACTTGCTATAATGGCTTGTAATAAAAATAGATACGCTCCAGTGAACAAAACAATAAGAAAAACTTTTGACCTTGGGATTAAAAGGTATGACAACAAAGGTACATTATCAAAAATAATTAAGTAAATGAGAATAAACACAAATCCAAATAGTTCTTTTCCTAGCCAAGTTGTTAGCGATGAAGTAAAAAATTCATGGGAATATGGAGAGCAAATAGCACAAGCTATAGAGGGTGAATGGTGGAGACAAGGTGGTAATGGAACTAGATTTGCTACATCATACAATAGATTTCACTCATTAAGATTATATGCTCGTGGTGAACAACCAGTGCAGAAATATAAAGATGAACTATCCATTAATGGAGATATGTCTTACCTTAATTTAGATTGGAAACCTGTGCCAGTATTATCAAAGTTTGTAGATATCGTTGTAAACGGGATGTCTAATAAAATGTTTGAAATTAAAGCTAACGCTCAAGATCCAGTATCATTAAAGAAAAGAACTGATTACGCTACGGCTATATATGAGGATATGTTAGCTAAACCTTATTTAGAAGAATTAAAAACTAAACTAGGTTTGGATTTATACCAAAGTCCTAACCCTGCAGGTTTGCCTGCAAATGAAGAAGAGCTTGATATGCATATGCAACTTAGTTATAAGCATGCTGTAGAGATAGCTGAAGAAGAGGTTATAGATAACGTGTTAGCTAAAAATAAATTTGATAACATTAAAAAAAGATTCAATTACGATTTAGTTACTCTAGGTATGGGTGCTGTAAAAACTAATTGGAACAGAGCAAACGGTATAACAATTGATTATGTTGATCCTGCTAGGTTAATATTTTCATATACTGAAGATCCAAACTTTGAAGATATTTATTATGTTGGTGAAATAAAGTCACTAACTATAGCAGAAATAGCTAAAGAATTTCCTCACTTAACAGAAAAAGATTTAGAAAAAATATCAAAGCAAGTAGGAAGTAGAGATACAACTTATGGGTGGCAAACTTATGATCCTAATACAATACAAGTTATGTATTTTGAATACAAAACTTACAATAGCCAGGTATTTAAAATAAAAGAAACCGCTAATGGATTAGAGAAATCATTAGTAAAAGACGACACGTTTAATCCTCCTGAAAATGATAGTTTCGAAAAAGTATCAAGAACGATAGAGGTTTTATATAAAGGAGCTAAAGTTATAGGTAATAATGAATTATTACAATGGGAGCTTGCTGAGAATATGACAAGACCTTTTGCTGATACTACTAAGGTAGAAATGAGTTATGCTATTGTAGCGCCAAGAATGTACCAAGGTAAAATTGAATCTATCGTAAGTAAAACAACTGGTTTTGCTGACATGATTCAATTAACACATTTAAAGTTACAACAAGTTATGTCTAGAATAGTACCAGATGGTGTGTTCTTAGATATGGATGGTTTAGCTGAGGTTGATTTAGGTAATGGTACAAACTACAATCCAGCAGAAGCACTTAACATGTATTTCCAAACTGGTTCTATTGTTGGTAGATCATTAACACAAGAAGGTTCTCTTAATCAAGGTAAAGTACCTATTCAAGAGTTAACATCTTCTAGTGGCCAAGGTAAAATACAAAGCTTAATACAAACTTATCAGTATTATTTACAAATGATAAGAGATGTAACTGGGCTTAATGAAGCTAGAGATGGAAGTGATCAAGACAAAAACGCATTAGTTGGGTTACAGAAAATGGCCGCTAACGCGTCTAATACTGCAACAAGACATATATTACAGTCTAGCATGTGGTTAACACTTAGAACATGTGAGAACATATCTCTTAAGATAGCTGATTCATTAAATTATCCTTTAACGTTAAACTCATTAAAAAGTTCTATATCAACTTACAATGTTGGAACACTTCAAGAAATTCAAAATTTAAATATACATGATTTTGGTATATACTTAGAGCTTGAACCTGAAGATGAAGAGAAGGCGCAGTTAGAGCAAAATATTCAAATGGCCTTACAACAAGGTGGTATTGATTTAGAAGATGCAATAGATATACGTCAAATTTCTAATTTAAAATTAGCTAACAACGTATTAAAACAAAGACGTAGAAGAAAACAAGCTCAAGAGCAAAAAAATCAACAAGCTAACATACAGGCTCAAGCAGATGCTCAAGCTAGTTCAGCTGAGAAAGTTGCAATGTCTGAAGTACAAAAACAAGAGGCTATATCTGGTTCTAAAGTTCAGTACGAGCAAGCTGTTAATCAGTTTGAGATACAGAGAATGCAAATAGCTTCTCAATTGAAGCAACAGGAAATGGAATTTCAACATCAGTTTGACATGCAGTTAAAAGGTATGGAAGTTGAAGCAATGAAAACTAAAGAGTCTTCTATTGAAGACCGTAAAGACAAGCGTAGTAAAATGGAAGCTACGCAGCAAAGTGAGTTAATAAGCCAGAGACAAAATGATTTATTACCTAAAAACTTTGAAGATCAAAATACATCGGCAGTAATGCCACAAGTATAAATTTTATTAATTATTTAATTATATTATATTATGTCAGAAGAAACAAAAACAAATAAACCTGTTAAACAGGAAGGAGACTTTAAAATGAAGTCTAAAAAACCTAAGAAATTTCAAAACAAACAAGAAATTATTAAGGTTGATTTATCAAGTGATCCTAATTTAAAAACAGAAGAGCCTATAAAAGTAGACTTAACTAAAAAACAAGAAACAGATGCCATTCAAGTCGGAGAAACAGAGAAGGTGGATGTGGGCGAACAAGCCGGAGATGGCGAGATCGTGGACATTGGAGGAGACAAACCAGTTGAAGAGTCCAACCCGGTTATTGAAGAAATTCAAGAGGTGGGAGAAAAACCACTACAAAAACTAGAAACAAAAGAACCAGTTATTAAACAAGCTAACATTGATCTACCTGAAAACGTAGAAAAATTAGTTGAGTTTATGAAAGAAACTGGTGGTACTATAGATGATTATACTAGACTTAACGCTGATTATACAAACGTTGACGAAGATACTTTATTAAAAGAGTACTATAAAAATACCAAACCTCATTTAACATCAGAAGATCTTACATTTGTAATGGAAGAAAACTTCTCATTTGACGAGGATATGGACGAGGAGCGAGATATCCGAAAAAAGAAACTCGCAAAAAAAGAAGAAGTTGCAAAAGCCAAAGGCTATTTGGATGGTTTGAAAGATAAATACTACCAGGAAATCAAGTTGAGACCTGGTGTTACTCAAGACCAACAAAAAGCAGTTGAATTTTTCGACCGATACAACAAGGACAAAGAAGTAGCCGCACAACAACACGAAAGGTTTATTGACGACACTAAAAGTTTATTCTCTGATGATTTCAAAGGTTTTGATTTCGAGGTTGGAGAAAAGAAATTTAGATACGGAGTTAAAGACCCAAATGCTATTGCAGAAAACCAATCAAACATTAACACCTTCGTCGAGAAGTTCTTAGACACAGAAGGTAATGTTAAAGATACGAAAGGTTATCACAAGGCTATGTACGCTGCTCAAAATGTAGACAGTATTGTAAAACACTTTTATGAACAAGGTAAAACTGATGGGATTAAAAACGTTATGCAAAGCTCTAAAAACCCAACGCTAGACGCTCCGCGTCAAGTAGCAGGTGAAGGAGTTTCCATAGGCGGTTTTAAAGTACGAGCTATAAATGGAGTAGATTCGTCTAAGTTAAAAATAAAAACAAATAAATTTAACAATTAAAAACTAAAAAAAATGGGTGTATTAAGTCCTCAATTTGGAAGCTTAGTACCATCATCAACTACACAAACTCTAGTAAGCAATTACTTGAATTTTAACAATGGTGGTGGGAATGACTTCGCACAACAATATCTACCAGAAATATATGAAGCAGAGGTAGAGCGTTATGGAAACAGAACGTTAGCTGGCTTTTTAAGAATGGTTGGCGCTGAAATGCCAATGTCTTCTGATCAAGTAATTTGGTCTGAACAAAATAGATTACACATATCTTACGATAACGTAGCATGTGGAGCAGGTGGTGCTAATAACACTTTAACTATTCCAATTGCAGCGGGAGTTGTAAATACAATTTTTCCTAATATGACTGTAGTTATAATGGATCCAGCTAACCCTGCGTTCACTGTAAAAGCAATCGTTACTGCTTCTGGCGCAGTTGCTGCTCCAGCTACTGGTGCTGTAACTGTAGTACCTTATACAAGAGC